GTGTCCATGCTTGATACAATACTTCAGCAGTCCTGCCACCTTAGGATTCTCCTGATTTGCAGGATTGCTTACGCGAGCAATGTAACCGATTGTTTTCTCTGCATCAGGAGTGACAGAGACCAAACATACTTTAGTCATTCTTTATCAATAAAAAGTCTAGCGAGTAAATACAAACCAAATGCTTTGAAATAACCAATAGTGGCAAGACCAAAGATACCTGGCATCAACCAATTCCATAATAGCATAGCGATGACAGGTTTGACAAATAAAGCAACGAGTCCAACAAGTGCTTTCGTCGCAGCTTCTTTATTCTTTTCTTTTTCTAACTCTTCTTGCTCTTCTTGTTCTTGTTGTTCAAATGCACGCTTATCAAAATAAATCGTCATTTGGTTTTCTTTTTCTTTTGATTCGGATCTTGCCATAATTTAGGATTCACCCTCCCTTCAGTTTGTCTCATGTTTACGAAGTCATGACGATAATGGTCCCAATAATGATCGAAAATATCTACCTGCTTACTAGCAGAACAGATATCAAATTTCGTCATACCATCTTGTAGATATTCTACCATGAATGCAGTATAAGGCAACGAGCGATCCTCACATAAAGAAGGGTCACAATCCTTATGAATCATTTTAATACCTTTTCCCATTTCAATGCACCGACATGTTAATTTTGTTTGGAGTATGCATTAAGATTTCACCTCCAACCATTGTATTAAATGCCACCGATAACCTATCTTCTTTTCTAGTATTTGGTTTGACATAATGAATCATTTGAGAGGAAAACAAAACCATATCACCCATATTCATTTCAACATCAAAATCATAATTATCAGAATACTTAGTTTGTTTGAAATATGGAAATGTCCAATCTGGAAAAATCTTAAGCACGTCTGCTGCGAAAGAAAGAACGTTACCCTCAGTAAAAGACATTACTCCATTGATAACTGAATTTTTATGCCTATGTCTATGATGATGTTCTCCAGGTTTATTAATATTTGACCAAGAAGATGCAATATGAAATTCTACTGTATGTGCAATTCCCATATTGTCATGAACATACTCAGCAACACAGTTATCAATGTAGTTTGATAGTTGTCTGAAAATTGGATCTCTTAAGACATCCATACTCAGACTCATGCTATTACCTTCGTTGGGTCCATATCGAAGATTTTTTACATGCTCAATTTGAGCATCGGAAAGTTCATATCCAGATGCAAAGAAAACTGGCATCTGGAATATGTCTCTTACCTCACCCAACATTAGGAACGACCTCCCCACTCAATGCTGGGGAATGCTTCAGATACTACTGCCTTAGTGATTCGCTTATACTTGTCATTGATGCGTCCATCTTTAGCAAGGACCAGAAGTTCTGCTTCCTCAGCAGCAAGTCCTTCTAAAAGTTGAACGAACATAGACTCACGCTTCAGTGAAGGTAGTTTGTCTGCACCACCTTTGAAGAAACGATAGAGACCACGATACTCGGACTCAAGACGAGTATGGTCAGTCCCTACAGGTGCATCATTAGGAGTGTAAGGAACATCTCCTTCAGGCATCATAGAAACAATGCTCTCGTCAAAGTTGATAATCAACAACTGTCTGAGAGCAGTGCTGTTGTATTTTTGAAGCAGAGAAATTTTCTCCTGCTTTGTTTTTGCGTTAGAGACCTTTCTCAAAATCTCACTTAACAGTAACCTAGGATTACTGTTTTCCATATTGCGTGGCATAATTAACTCCTTAAATCATTCATCATCTTCTTCATCAACCCACTCATTCCACTGTTGAAAGTCTGGTCTGATGTAAATTAAATCGTCATGTAGCATGTTACCTTCTTCATCAAACATTTCTGGATGTGTAACAGACTTTGCGTAAGCAGCGTTCTCGATGAAATCTTCAACGTATCCCTTTGCTAACCATGAGACTGTGATGCCAAGAATGAAAGCACCGATGGTAACTAAAATTGATAGTGCAATTAACATGGTTTCCCCCGTCTAACTGTTTACAATAATATGGAAACCAACCCCTCCCGTGTCTTGAACTCAAGATTATTTAGTAGTCAAATCAACTTGTTTTCTGCCAAATACTTTACAGTATCAGTGCATCCACCAAGACGTTTAGAGTCTAGCAGAACTTGAGGGAAAGTGCTACCAGTACCAAATTTAGCATAGAAATTTTCACGAGTAAAGTCTCTATTCAAAATCTTTTCTGTGTAAGAGTATCCTTTACCTGCAAGAACTTGTTTAACTTTAGTGCAGTAAGGGCAACCAGGTCTAGTATATACTTGAAAGTTCATAATGTCTCCTGAATAAAAAAGGGACTCCGTAGAGTCCCATTGGGTGTTCCGACTTTTGTAGAGACCGCACGAAAGGTCTCATACTTATTTAGGTCAGAAGGAATACTTCAGACCCACCTTAGCACCATAGCCGCGGTCGATGTCACTGTCGCCAGAACCGACGAACGAGACCTCACCATATGCACCCAGTGCATCGGTCACAGCAACACCCAGACCTGCCTTACCAGAGGGGACAGTATCGCTGTCGCCACCGTCAGGGGAGACCAAAGTAGCGCCACCCTGCACATAGTAGGAAGCAGACTCACCGAGAGCACCCTCGTAGCCTACATGGAAATCGGTCGAAGCGCCTGTGTAGTCAGCGCCCGTCCAACCTGCATTGGTTTCCACGTTGACGTAGGGTCCTGCAAGGGCAGCACCAGGAGCAGCGAAAGCAGCAGCTGCAGCGGCAGCAGCGAAAGCAGTTTTGATCATTGTTGTTTTACCTTTTAGTTACTTGCGGAATGGTTACCCGCAGATGAAGCAGACTCGACATGTCTGCGTTGGAATAAGTATAACACCTTACCGAGGATTTGGCAAGTGTTACAGTGTGTAACGTTACGAGATTTATTTATACGAATTAGTTCTTACGTTTTTTCTGCTTTAGTTGAGCTTCATGAAGTTTCTTTCTTGCTTCAACTAACATTTCTGCTGTTTTTGTTCTACCTTCAAAGTAAGCATCAGGATCAATTTGGATATCAATGATGTCCATGGGGTCCACTAATGCATCAAATTCAGCATCAGAATCACCTAGAATTTCTTTCAATTCTTGGGGTAGATTTTCGTTTTTAATTTTTGGAAGTTCCATTAGATTGTGTATTGTTCGTAACCTGTTGCCATTCTAGTATGCCAGAATAAATTTCCATTGGGGGCACTAGATAATTCCAACGATGTAATTATAACATTGTTGGATGGGTCTCGCAACACCCAAGCAACTCCACCTGGGTTGTTTGAGAAATTATTTACTGTTGAACTTACATTTGTCACTGCAGCAGTCAGAGTGTAACTTCCTGTAGATGTGATATTGATGTTGTAAGTTGTGCTACTAGTAAATCCTGCATGTGTTCCAAGACTGGTACTACCCCAAGTAAAATCTGCAGTGTTATCTGCTTGCACCTCTAGCGTATGTGTTCCAGTTGTATTTACATCTACATTCCATGTAGCAGAATGTGCAGTATCTACCAAAGATTCTGTGTTTGATGGATACACAGCATACTGATTCATGAAACTAGACCATGCTGGATGAGGACCAGACTGAACCCAACTAATAGCGTTACCACTACCACAGGCACCACCCTGACATATTTTCACAAACCATCCGCCAGGATTTCTGCCCCAGTCAAATGCAAGTCCATCTGGATCTCCATTTGCATCTTGAAATCCAGCGTCTGAATTAGTACACTTGACGGTCAGTTTTAATAGTCCTGCATTTAAATTTGTTGTAGTTGAATATGGTGTCGTGTAACTACCTCCAGCAAATATACCACCAGGTCCGCTCAATAGTGGAGTTGTACTATCATCTAAAAATATTTCAGCGTTATCATCTGATGCTAATTGGAATCCATAAATTCCTGAAGAAGGAATATTAATTTCATATGTAACCAATTGCTCAAGTTGAGGCAATGTGCATGTCGCTGGATTTACCCATACTGCATAAGTATTACCTTCCTCACTCCAATATCCAGAATTTGCAAGAGTGTCAACGTTACTAGTTCCAGCAATTCTCACTGTCGCATTACAGTCAGTTCCATCAGTATCTCTAAAGCAGATTTCAGTCCCGCTGTTTTTTACAACGAATCCTCCAGAATTATTTGATATTGTTGCAGTGTAAGTATTACCAGCGTCTACTGAGGCTCCACCAGAATCACTGCCTTCTTCTACACCAGGAGTCTGTATAAAGGTGACTCCTGCAACACTGTATGTTCCTAGTGCTGTTCCATAAGCATTGGGATTATCATCCCATTCAAAAGAAAGATTTACTACACCAGTTCCAGTACCAGTTACAACTAAATCTCCACTACTATTAAAAGTAGCACTAATAGTTGATGTCTGAGGAACAAACTCAACATTAGATTCTACTGCATATGTAACTGGATTAGACCTCTGCTTCTTGTAGTAAGTAGTTTCTACTCCATTATTAAATCTGGTTATAGGTCGAATATTAATATCAGGATCAAATGGCGAACATGATTCTGCATCTAAATTAGGAATAAAAAATGAATCGGAAAGACCAAATCCTTTGGTCAATCCCAACCAGTAGGGATCAATTTTTGCATAATCAGTATCTAAAAGACAATTAAAGAAATTGCCATCATCGTCAACCTGACATCTCAATCTGGGTATGTTCCACTCCTCCCCAGTAATTTCTTCAAAGTCATCAAATCCATCGTTAGGTTCACCACCAGGATACTCTCTATCATCCCCCCCATCATCTGTAATAGCACGACGACCTCTATCAGCAATCTCTGCATCAGATACGAGAGCATCGCAAACAGGACCAAAGTATCCCTCTGGATAGTAAAAACTAGGCATAAAAAAAGAGGGTTGTTACACCCTCTATTTATTTTACAGTGCGTTACCTCTAGGTAGAACTTCTTCTGGGAAGATAAAGTTCTCATGAGGTTGGTCTACTGGTGCTAACCATGCACGGAGACCTTCATTCAATAGGATGTTCTTTGTGTAGAACGTCTCGAACTCTGGATCTTCTGCTGCTCTGATTTCCTGGGAAACAAAGTCATAAGCACGAAGGTTGAGAG